CAAAAAAAATTCATATATTTGTATAATAACAAATGTAAAGGTTTTATATTATGAGTGATAAAAAAATACACCCATTAGATTTGGCTGTTCAAGAAACCACAAACGGTAGACCAGATGCAGGTGAGGCCATATTAAGACAACTGCCAACCGAAGATGTAAGAGTTCTTTTTAATTTGGGATGGCACGAAATGCGTCATGGAAACATGATTAAAGCATTTGAACATTTTAATTATGGTCGTTTCATAAATGTTTTTGGTTCACAGCCGGTTCCTGGACATATATGGAAAGATGAACTATTAGAAAATAAAACAGTTCTTTTCAGATGCGAGGGTGGTTTTGGTGATGAAATTGCAAATTTTCGTTTTGCTAAAAAGTTTCAAGAAATGGGTGCAAGGGTTTTGGTTTCATGTGCCTCGGATTTGAAAAAATTATTTTCTCGTCATGGATTTGTTTGTATAGATAATGATTCTGCAGTAAATGCATACTACGACTATTGGGTTCCAGGAATGTCTGCCGCTTATTTATTAGGTATGGAATATGCTGATTTAGATGGAAGTCCATATATTTTTGCCGAAGAAAGAAGAAAATTATTTTCAAAATCAAATCGATTAAAAGTTGGCATTCGATGGAGTGGTAATCCAGAATTTGAAGATGAACAACATAGAAGATTTCCACCGGAATTGATGATTGATTTACACGATATTCCAAACACAACATTTTATTCACTTCAACGTGATGAAAATTGTATAGATGGTCTTCCATTTGGAGATATGCGTGAACAGATGAAAACATGGGATGATACTGCAAACATAATTGCAGATTTGGATTTGGTTATTACATCGTGCACTTCTATTGCTCATCTTGCGGGTGCAATGGGTATTCCAACATGGATAGTCACGCCTATTATGCCGTATTATACATGGGCTATTCCAGGAGAAACTAGTCGTTGGTATGATTCTGTTAAGTTATTCAGACAACAAAAATATGGCGATTGGTCACATCCATTTATTGAAATCCGAAAAGAATTGGTAAAACTTTCCGAAAAGAATACAAAATGATACCACATTATTATCACACTATTCAAGGATGGTTTACACAAGAAAAATTTTTTTTCAAGAATGATTTTATCTTGTAACGATGATAACACTATCTATTGGACCAAATAAGGAAGTAAATACATGGATGAACATAAAAAAATAAAGTTGGATATAGTTTTAAGGACACATGATTTTATAGATATTCATAGTAATTTCAAACCTAGATATTGTGGTGAAAGTAAACAAACCGTTATATTAAAATCAGTTCAATCGCTTGTAGATTCAGCAAATCAATTCAATGGTGAGGTTGAATTTATTTGGTTAGATGATCATTCCCGTAAAGATACTATTGATAAGATTGACAAAATTTTTTCATAATCAAAACATAAATACCAATGCATACCACTGGAAGTAAAAGGTTGGAATGCATCCGGTTATGAACAATTTGAAAGAGGTCGATCATCGGATGCAGATTTGGTTTACTTTGTTGAAGATGACTATTTACACTATCCATCTGCAATAGAAGAAATGGTTGATTCGTATTTAACATTCAAAAGAAATGTAGGAATGGAAGTTGCAATACATCCTTTTGATGATCCAGATAACTACAAAGTCAAATATATTGAAGAATGCAGAATTGTTTTCGGAAAAAATAGAAGATGGAGGACAAACAGATATACAACCTTTACATTTTTATGCAATCCAGATATTGTTAGAAAACATTGGAGTAAGTTTTATACTCTTGCAACCGAATATCTAACAGAGTGGGGTGAGAATAATAATATACATGAGGGAACTACTATAAATTCTATATGGAGAACTGATGTTATGTTGTTTACACCGATTCCATCACTTGCTCTACATTTACAGTATGAAGAACAGATGGATCCATATTTGAATTGGAAAGAATTATGGGATTCAATAGAAATTTGATATTTATAGTTGTATTATTTTTTATTTAATTGGTATTTTTGATGCAGTATATTAAAGTTGAAAACGGATTAGTTGTTGGTAGTCCACAGTATTTGCCAAAATCATATGAAAATATATCAAATTTTGACTTATTTGATGATCAAACTTTAAGACAATACGGTTGGTTTCCTTATCAACTTGTTAAAGCCGATTTAACTGGAAATGTTTTATTGGATGGATATGAATATAAAATAGAAAATAACGTAGTTTTTCAGTATGAAAAAACAAGACCAAAGACTGAACATGAATTGTATATTGAAAAAGAAGCAATATGGAATCGTGTTAGGGCAAAAAGAAATCAAGAATTATTAAATTGTGATTGGACTCAATTAGAAGATGCTCCATTTACTCCAGAAAAAAAACAAGAATGGAAAATATATCGTCAAGGATTACGTGATATAACATTACAAGAGAATCCATTTGATTTAATTTGGCCATCTAAACCAGAATAAAACATGAATAATAAAGTTCTTAAATTGATAAAAGAAATGAATCTTGCCATATTCAATGAAAACGAATTAGTGGACAAGGATATTGTTGTTTTATATCCTGGTAAATTTCAACCGATGGCAATTTATCATCGTGAAGAATATGAAAGAATTTGCCGTAAGTTTGACAAAGACAATGTGATAATTGTAACAAATGATATTACCGATCCAATAGAAAAACCATTAACCTATGATGAGAAGTTTACTATAATGCGTCGTCATAATGTTAAACACATTCAAAAGTCAAATACACCATTTCATGCAACGGATGTTATTGAACAATTCGATAGTGATGCTACTGTTGTAATTTATGCAGTTGATAAAGATGATGTATCGAAATTAAAAGACTATAAGAGATTGATGAAGTGGAATGGTAGTAGTCATTTGCCTTACAAAGATATTCAGAACCCTTACATATATTACATGATAGTAAATCATGTCAGATATGATATTCCATCGTTTGGCGAAATGGGTTCAAAGAGTATTTTTGCTGCTTTGGCAGACCGTTCTGCTAAATTATCCGAATTAAAATCTCGTTTCATTTCTATATTTGGTTGGTTTGACGTAGAGATATTCAATATGGTTGTTTCCAAATTCAATACCAAACGTGGTAAAATGAAAGAGAGTAAAAGAGATAAAAATGGTTTAAGACCATTGCACATGATAACAAGAAAATTTTGGAATAAAGTTTACAACGAAATAATAAAATAAAAAGGTTATGTTATGGATATTAAAATTGAAAGTATTGACGATGTCAAAAAACTTCTTGCCGGAGATCATGAAAGTCAGAACAAAGTAACGGTTGGTTACACCGAAGAAAATAAAGAAGATAAAATAACAAGAAAAATCGGAGACAAATGGTTTGATCCAGATGGAAATGAATGGGAACAGAAAAAAGGATATAAAGTAAAACTTGGAAAAGAATGGCAACAAGAATTACATGAATACTTGAATACATTTCCAAATTGTAGCAAAGAAACTTGTACTTGTATGTTTCCAAAAAAACTTGATGAGAAGATGAAAAAAATTCACGGTATGTGTTTTGACTGTGTTGTAGAAATGGAACATAAAATTCGTCTTGAAGGAAAGTGGGAAGAATACGAAAAAAGAAAGGTAAAAGAAAATGCACTTTCTTGGTTGAAGGAAGCTGAGAGAGATAAAAATTTGATAGTCGATGAATTGTCAAGATTAGAATTTACAAATGATTTCGGTGATATTGAAAAATGGAATACTCCATTGAATAAAGAAGAACTTTTGAAAAAAATAGAAAATGAATTTATAGAGTTTAGAAAAAATTTCATTGAAAAATTAGAAAAGGATTTGGGAGAAAGGATTGAAGAAAGTTAATCCAATATCAGATACTTTCAGAGGTATTGGTGGTAGTATATCATCAAAAAGAGTGATGATGTTTTTTTCTTTTCTAGTGATGATATTTATGGCAATACTTTCTACCTTTTACGATAAAAAAGTAGAACAATTTATATTCGATGGGTTCCTTTACATAGTTGTTGGTGGGTTATTTTCAGTCGCATCTGAACAGTTCGCTAGTAAATTCAGGAAAATGGAACACCGAGATTATTACGAAGAAATACATGATAATGATATTATAGATGAACCACCAAGCAGAAAACGGAGAAATTTATGAAACAAGTGATTGTTGAACGAGCAGTTCCAACAAATAAAAAACTTTACAACAGTATTAAGTCTAGAATTAAGAAAAAATACAAAGTGTGGCCAAGTGCTTATGCATCTGGTGCCCTTGTGAAGGCATATAAAGCAGCCGGTGGTGGTTATCGTAATGTAAAGGAAGTTATTACAAATCCAACATATCAATTGGAAAGTTATAGAACAAATGAATGTGGTAAAATAACAGAACTACATTTTGGTTTACAAGAAAGTGGATTGACCTCCGTCAATGAGGCGGAATATCGTGGTAGAAAAGTTTCTCTCGGTAAACCATTCAGAACACCGGATGGTCCAAAAAAGTTTTCCGTATATGTGAAAAAACCCAATGGAAACATTGTTAAGGTAAATTTTGGTCATAAGGGTGAAGGTGGAAAAAAGACTATGAGAATTAAAAAGAGTAATGCCGCTCGTAGGAAATCATTTCGTGCACGTCATAATTGCCAATCACCTGGACCAAGACATAAAGCCAGATATTGGTCCTGCCGATTTGGGTGGCCGTCAAGTGGCAAAGGTGCAATTGATAAAACATAATAAATGAATGCAGTAACTTTCAAATCAATGCTAACTCCCGAAATGGGAACTAATAATGTTACGGACACCGATCATGCTGCACAATTACTTGCAGATGCATATGATTTGGCTAACATAGGTTCGAGTTGTACCTTTTTTGGATCAACAGTAATTAGTGGTGACAAAGATACATTAAAAAAATTCATAAAGTTAGCTTTCGATACGAATAAAACAACTAATACAAAAAGTGGTTTTATTTTAATGGCAACTGGTTTTTGTTCATACTGGTTGAAGGCAGTTTTTACACCACTACCAACATTACCACCGTGTATTTCTCCATTAAAAGGCACTACTGTTCTTTTTCCAGGAGAACCAACAGAATTAGAAAAAGATTTGATAAAGGCGTTTGACCAACCTGAATTTGAAATGTTCACAGATACCCTTTACAATGCACTCGTTGCTCATCATACTAAAATTGCAGGAACATACAATGGATTGGTCCCAGCATTCCCATCACCAATACCTGGCATATTTCCTTGGGTTGCCATATTAAGTGCTCCATTACCAGATACAGGAACATCAGGAACAAGTGGAACTGATGGTACATCCGGAACAGGTGGAACTGACGGAGGGGATGGAGCTGGCGGAACTTCTGGTACATCCGAAACTGACGGAAGGGGTGGAACTGGAGGAACTTCTGGAACATCTGGAACATCTGGAACTGGAGGAACTTCTGGTACATCTGGAACTGGCGGAACTTCTGGAACAGGAGGTAGAAATACAACAAGTGGAACGGGTGGAACATCAGGAACTTCCGGTGAAAAAGGTGTAGGTGGATTTGATTTGAATGGTGTTAGTGATATAAATGTTAAACGTAGAATTTTGAGAATTGTTCGTGCTGCTAATAATAAGTTTAATGCAGATTGGGTTGTTCAACTTTCAACTCAAACTTACATAAACCCTATTCCTGATAGTATAAAAAGAGAAATCGCTTTTAATACATCATTGCAAAAAGAAATCGGTAATCTAAAAGGTCAAAACGTTAATAGGATATATTACATATATGATATTATGATTGCAGATAATAACATAACACTTGATGGCAATACCGGATATGTAAAAACTGGAACAACTGGAATATAATTTACACATATTTATGTGTATGAATGAATGCACAGAAAATATCGTTAGAGAAATAATCAGAGAATACTTTGTATCAGTATTGATAGAAGGAAATAAACCCAGTGGTGGATTAACCGGTTGGTTTAGAGAAAAATGGGTTGATATTTCTCGTAAGAAAAAAAGTGGTGGTCATCCGCCATGTGGCGCTTCTGCTGGTAGTAAAGCCAGAAAAGGTGGTAAGAGAGCATATCCCAAATGTGTTCCGGCATCAAAAGCATCTTCAATGTCATCAAAACAAAAAAGAAGTGCAGTATCACGAAAAAGAAGAAAAGGTGCAACTGCTCGTGGTAAAGCAAAAATGGTTTCAACTTATACAAAGGATTGATAATGGAAATTGATAAAAAAATACAAATGGTAGTTAAATCATTTGCTGTATTTGGTGCAATCGGTATTATATTATTCATATTCATATCTACGAAAATCGAAGGTGATAATATAAGACAGTATACGAAAACCAAAGATAGTTTAGAAGCATTGATAAACAAATATCAATATGATTACATAGAATTGAAACGGCGAGCCGATAAAATGGATTCACTGCTGAATGTAAAAAAAGATAAATTGGAAGAAGTAAAAGGTTCTTTCAACAAAAAAAGAAAACCTACCATAAAAAATTCAAATGAAGCAATCAAGTATATCAATAAATTTTTAAGTGAGTAAATTATGAAATATGTTTTGGCGTTAATCTTTTCAACATCCGCTTTATTTGCTACTGAAAAAGATTCGGTTTACTGTTTTAATAAAAAAGAAATAACACTACTTGCAAATAAAATACAATTACTTCGTGATTCAATAGATTATCTTCAAACGGTAGTTGATGTTCAAGACACTGTTATAGATTTATATGAATCTAGGTCAGATATGTTTTTGAAACAATTAAACAACCGAGACAATGTTATTGATGCGTGTAAAAGAAGAAGTGAAGAACTTGAAAAAATAAATCAAGAACTTCAACCTAGTTGGTATGATAATAAATTTTTGTGGTTTCTAACAGGAGCCGCTTCTGTTGTTGGTGTAATACTTGTAGTCCAATGAACCAATCAAATAAAAATCTTAAAGACATAATCAAAGAGGAATTTGCTAAGTGTGCAAGTAATCCCGTATACTTTATGAAAAGGTATGCAAAGATTCAACACCCAACTCGTGGCAAAATACTATTTGAATTATACCCATTCCAAGAAGATGTTGTAAAAGAATTTAACAATAATCGATGGAATATAGTTCTTAAATCTCGTCAGTTGGGTATATCCACACTTATTGCTGGTTATTCTCTTTGGTTGATGCTATTTAATCAAGATAAAAACATTCTTGTTATTGCAACGAAACAGGAGACTGCGAAGAACTTGGTTACAAAAGTTCGTGTTATGTATGACAATCTTCCAAGTTGGTTAAAGACCGGCGTTCAAGAAGATAATAAACTTTCACTTCGTTTTAAGAACGGTTCACAAATTAAAGCCGTTTCTGCTGCCGCTGACTCTGCTCGTTCTGAAGCACTTTCACTTCTGATTATAGATGAGGCCGCCTTTATTGATGACATTGATAAAATATGGGCATCTGCACAACAAACACTTGCTACCGGTGGAACTGCTATTATTAACTCTACCCCAAATGGTGTTGGTAACTTTTACCATAAACAATGGGTTAAGGCAACACTAAAAGAAAGTTCATTTAATCCAATAGAATTATTATGGCAAGTTCATCCAGACCGTGACCAATCATGGAGAGACGAACAAGATGCTCTTCTCGGACCAGATTTGGCAAAACAAGAATGTGATGGAAACTTTCTTGCATCTGGCCGTTCTGTTATTGATGGTGAATTAGTTCAATGGTATAGAGAAACTTATGTTTGTGAACCGAAAGAAAAACGTGGTGCGGAAGATGCATATTGGATTTGGGATTATCCTGATCCTTCAAAAAGTTATATTGTTGTAGCTGACGTTGCTCGTGGTGATGGAAATGACAATTCAGCATTTCATGTACTTGATGTTGATAATTTGGAACAAGTTGCAGAGTATCGTGGAAAACTTGATCTCCTCCT